CTGCTTCCAAATCCATAAATAATGTAGTGTCGGAATCAAGAGTTCTGGCAAGAGTGGTTTTACCCACTCCTGCTTGTCCCACGATGACCATTTTATGACCTCGCTTCTCTTTCATCCTTTCTTCTGCTGAGATAATCTTTAATCCCATATTAGTTCTCCTCTACGAGTTCGATTGTTACTTTACCTTCCTTGACGGTTCTAGCCTCAATGAAAAGTTCTTTATAATTGTCGTCTAAATTTTTATAAACGGTTTCGTTCACCTTAACGACATACTGAATTAA